CATCATCCTTAGTTTTAACATAAACTCTTTTAGATACATCAACTAACTGATCCATTTCGTCATATAATTTATCAAATCCAGGTAATTGTGTAATTTTCCAAGAAACAGCACCTGTTTCACTATCTATATTAGTAATAGTAGATTTGGATTGACCATCTGCAGCATAAGTAACTTGACCTACTTGGAATCCTTCTCCATCTTTACGTTCAAGTTCTTTTGCTGCTGCTTCTGGTGAAGCAGTTTTGGACATTTCACTAAGTTTATATTTGTACGCCATTTGCTACTTGTATTTCTTTTACTAGTTCGTAATATTGTAACAAATCAACTAAATTATCATTATCTACTTTATCAGTTTTATTTAATTCAGTCAATAATTTAGCTACTTCTGTAATTTTAATTTTAGTAGCTGTATCTTTTATTGATTCTGATATAGTTTCTAAAGTTGATTTTAAAGTATTTACTTTATTATTGTAAAATTCTCTTAATGAAGGTGTTGAATCTACTGAGTATATAAATTCTTTTAGTATTTCTTTTTGCTCTATACTTAACCCATCATACTTATCATTAAATTTCTCTAATAATATTTTATAAGTTAAAGTTCTTAAATCTTTATCATAAGATGTAAATTCTTGAACTACTTTTTCTTTTGGTGCTTTAACTACTTTAGTTTTAGTTAAAAATTCTAATATAGTAACTTTATTATTGTTAATTTGATCTATATTAGTAACTTCTTTGTAGTTATAACTTTCTATTAAAGTATAAATAGAAGCTATTTCTTTATAATTTTTTACTTTAGACCCAAAAAAGGATTCTAAGTTATAATGTTTTTTAATTTCATTAATTAGATTGTACTTTTGTTTTCTAAGTACAGATCTATTAAACTTTTTAGAACTTTCTAAAATAGTAGATATTAAAGAATTAGCTTTTCCTTCTGATATTACCTTTGATTTCAATATGGATTCATACAATTTATACTCACGTCCCAGTTCTGTTTTTACAAAATATTCTTTAAGTATATCAATTGCAGGAGAATCTCCCCCTTTTAAAGTATCCGCGGTAATCTGTCTTACTAGCAATTCGAATAATATACCAGTATTTTTAAATTTTGAATGTTTTATTTTCATCAAAAATATATTTATTTATAAATATTAGCTTTTTAGTTGAGATTCATCAAGTAGTGACGATGTGTTTTCATCTTCCTCAAATATTAATTTTTTCTTGTTAAGAGATCTAAAAATGTCCTTGTTTTTTAAATAAGTTACATGGGCACTTTCTGATTCACTTAAACTTGGTCTTCCATCACCATCATTTTTATCTGTATCTTTCATACGTTTTACGCCTAATGGATCTTTACCAAAATTATTTTCTTGTTTACCTCTTGTAGTCATTGAATCAATTGGTCTTCCTTTTTTAGGATCATCTTTAGCATATCCATCAGGTACATTTGCTGGGTCTGATTGTGTTCTACCCATACCATATAATGAAGCTAAATCATGAGGTGTACCATATGATTTACCAGTTGCAACTGGGTCATTACCTTCTGCTTTTATTTGATCTAATCTAAATTGACGTTTAGCATCTTCTCGAGCTAAATCTCTATATTCATCATATTGATCTTCACTAAAGTGGAATACATTATGATAAATCCAATCAGATGGAACTAAACCTTGTTCTAATAATGAACCTGCTAATTCTGTTTTAGCTTTTAATAATTCAATTTTTTCTTGGTCATATATAATAGATGGAGTAGTCATTGATAATTCAAAGTTTGTCAATGTCTCATCTGTATAGCCTTGAGTATATAAGTGTACTAATGCTATTTTATTAAATTCTGATAGTATAATTCTTTGTATTCTATCAATTGTACGAGCAAATCTAATATCTTCAGCTGCTAATGTAGCTTTACCTTCTGTGTTTTCATCATATCCTAAGAATGCTTTAGGTATTTTAAGAGCAGCAAATAATTTATCTCTTAGATATTCTACATCTTGAATACCATCATATGATAATCCTGGAGTAGTATCTATTTTTGTTGCGTTATCATTTCCACGAACAGGAATATAGAAATCTTCTAACATATTTTGCATGTTATATTTCAAGTTATATTCACCTGTTTTTTCATCCATCATAGGAGTACGTTTCATACTTGAAATAGTTTTCTGCATAAATGCTTCTACTTCATTAGGTGGAATAGCTCCAACGTTTACATAAAATACTCTTTTTTCTGGAGCACGAGCAATTCTATGAATTAACATCGCGTCTTCCATTAATGTATATTGTTTAAATAATTTTCTAGCTGGTTCAATATATGCTCTACCATAAGGAAGATAATTAACATCAGCTACAAATCTAAAATGTGCCATTTCGTAATTATCAAACACAATACCACCTCTATCATCATTTACATTTTGATTAGGTACATTATAGTAACCATAAGAACCACCTGCGAATCCATCAGGATTCCATCTAAATTTTACTTCTGATGGGTTTTCAGGATTTTGACCTTCCATTCTTTCAATGTGATAAGCAGTATAAGGTATTACATTATAAACACCAAATTTTTCTGATATTTCCATTTTTAGGAAAAAATCACCATACTTACACATTTGTCTAATCCACATCCAAGCATTAAATTCAATATTTAATACATCATAAAATAAATTATAAAGAATTTTTTGTATATCTTCATTTGAACTTCTAATTTGAAGTACTTCACCCATATCATTTTTAAGGGTAGATTCATCAGCTAATATATCTAAAGCAGAGGCAATAATAGCATCCTGATCCATTATATCATATTCTGAATATAGTTGGGGTCTTAAATAATTATAATTTAAGTTAAATTGGGCTCCATATAAAGATGAAGGAGCTGTTGAGTATACTCGATTAAATCGGTCAACTAAAGCATTAGTTTCATATTCGCCACTTGATTGTATATGACCTGAATCTATTGTTTTAATTTGATTACCACCAACGTTCCTGATAACAACGTCAGTTGAAAATAATCTTTGTAATCTTGAAAATATGCTTGTATTTGCCATTTCTATATATTAATTATTGTTATAAATATTACTATAATAACCAATCAATGTTTTCTTTACCCTTATTTGTATCAATTTGATAAGGATTTTTCATTTGTTGGTTATTACCATAACTCCCTTGATATGCTGTTCTATTAACTTGCATATTATTTAAGGATTGTCTGGTTAAGTCTATTCCTCTTTGTTTAAATTTTAATGCTGTATCTCTAATGTACATAGCAATACTAAAAGCCATAACTAAATCATCATTGTATCCTGATTGAGCTTCTGGTCTTCCATTACGCCATATAAATGTTTTCATTTCTTCTACTAATCTTTTAGATTGTATTGTTACTCCTTTATCACCTATGTATTCTTGAAATTTACCAATTACCATAGGTCTCGTTCTTGATGACATAGTAAATCCAGGAACCATTTTTGAATGATCTTGATATTTATCAAAATACGAATTAACATTGGCTTCTCCACCCTTTTGTGAATAGTAGAGGTTCTGATATTGTCTATCAATAACAACTTGTATAGTTGCCCACCCAATATTAGCATTTTCTATTACTAACATTGCTTCATTATATTCTGTAGCTATACCTACTAATAAGTGTCCATATTCTTTAGTTCCAATTTGTCCTTTATATTCAGCTACTTGTACATTTGTTTCTGTATCTATAACATGAAATGCAGAATAATCTTTACCATCACCCCTAGATACATCAGCTACTACCATATAATTTCTTGAATAATCTGCTTGTTCCCAAACCCATAAATTTTGATCATTACCTCTTCTTTCTAAGGGGTCTTTAACAAATGATTTTTCATAGTATTCTATATATTCAGGATAAAATACAATATCACCAGAGGTGCTAAAATCACAATCACATTCTTGTGCTGCCATTCTAGGATCACCTAATAATTCATCTTGTCTTTTTCTCCATGCTTCATCTCTATCTGGGTGTACATACCAAGGTAATTTGATAGGTAAAAAGTCATTTTCTGCTGCTTCTGCTCTTGACCATGTTTGGTGAAACCAATTACCTGTACCATAAGGTGTAGATAATGCTATACAACCACCCCCAGTTGCTAGTGTTTGTTGTGCTGATGCCCATATTTCACCAATATTTTCAATAAAGGCTGCCTCATCAATTAGTAGTAAAGATACTGCTTCTGATCTACCGGCATCACTTGAAGCTGATGTTGCTTTAATTTGGGATCCATTTGCTAATCGTAGTGTTAATTTATTATTTTCAGGTGCATCTATTTTAAGCCATGATGGTAAATTTTCATACATAAATTTTACCTTTGTTACCATATTTTTAGCTGTGTCCTGCTTTGTTGCAATACAAAGTACGTTTTTATCCTTATGGAACAACATTAGCCATAAAGAATAACCAGCACCTAAAGTCGAAATACCTAGCTGTCTAGATTTTAATACTACTGAATATGGATTTTCTTGAAATAGTTTTAAAACTTTTTCTTGGAATGGGTATAAATGAAAAGGAATACGTCCACGTTGTGGATGTTGAATAAAACAGTATTTTTTCATAAAGTGTATTGGGTCAGCAGCACACTTAATATATTCAGACTGAATTATTTTTCTTAAATCTTGACTCATTTACCTATTTTCCAGTACATACGGCCTGAAACAATAGGGTAGAAATCTTTATCTATTCCTAAACCAAAACCGTATATTTGTCTTTTTTTATTTTTATATAATAGTTCTCCACTAATATGATTAATTGGAGATTCATTTTGAACAGGATTAATCATCCCACCTATTGAAATACCCCCGTAAAATTCTCTTTTGTTGAGGTAAATAGTATTAGTAATTGTAGTTGTTGGGATGAATATGTTGGATTGAACATCTCGTTTTGATATTAA